TCAGATAATGTGCAGGGCACCTTTTTCATCAGTGCTCAGATTCATTTTTCCTTCAAACATACTTCCGTCTTCCGTAACACGGTATAGTTCTTCTTTCCAGATAATCCAATGGTTTTTGGCCATGGCACCGTTGTCATTTAGATAATACCATTTGCCGTCTGAACCGGTTTTCCATGTGTCTTTTACCATATATCCTGCACCATCGAACCAGTACCAGTCTTCCCCATCCTTATACCAGTCGTTTGAAACATATCTTCCGGTATTCCCTAAGTAGAATTTCCATCCGCCCTCTTCTTCAATCCAACCGGATTTATGCTGGGGCTCTTCTTCCAGTGCTGCTTTAAAATCATTCCAGGTATGCTGGGTATGATTGTATACGTAAGGGTTGGGGCAGATTTTTCCCGTTACATCATAGTGGCGGATTACATGATCGGCCGGAATATTGTACTGCTCCATCAATTCTTTTGTCAGCTGGACAGCGTTTTCTACTGTTGCCTCTTCAAAATACCAGTCCCTGCTTGTATCTGTCTGGCTGCCATTGTTCCTGACACAAAGCTCTATTCCCAGGCTGTTGCTGTTGCGGCATTCCGTGGGTATATGTTTTTGATCCGCAATGCCATGCAATATCTTTATCCTCAACGGACTGCCATATTTCTCCGCTGAATCCAACAAAATAATGAGCGCTGGCCCCAATGTATTGGGAGGCGTAATATTTGCAGTTTGCTTCTGCGCCTCCAAGTGCCCCCACATAGTGGATTACTATATATTTTATCCGGTCTGTCTGACCGTTGCTGTAGTTGTAGGGTGTCAATAGTTTGTGAACTTCCATATTAAATTCCTTCCCTTAGGCCCACAAAGCCCATCTCGTCTGCATCAAAGGATTCCCGGAAACGTTCAATTTCTGTGTAATCGGAATTCTTTAGATTTTCTTGTATTCCCAGCAGCTCCATGTTTGGCATATCTTTTGTGGCCTCGCTTTTGACCATAATATCACCTTGTCCTTTTTGATTTATCATATGATGGATGGGGTGGGGATGTACCGGGGGGTAAGATGGGCTTTTAATTGGTATTATGATGTTTGTGATTTTTTGTTTAGTAGGTCTATGGCATTAATTAGAGCTGCTGGGAGAGGCAGGCCCATGAGGCCTGCATTTTCTACGATGGATATTAGCTCATTTGCCATAAAGCCGATGATGACTGTGTCGCGTATGTAGGGGGTGCCTAGAGATAAATCCAGGCGGTGGGCGATTAGTACAAATAGCAGGGTCATGCATTTTCTGCATAGACCTTTCCAGCCGGCTTTGGATTCCAGGGTGCCGGTTTTTGTTTTTTTGGCTGTTGTGAAATATACCGGCTACGGCAAGGCCGGAGAAAAAAATCGATGGCCATGAATAAGATCAAGGTACCGATTGCCGTGTCCCAACCGCCGAAAAGAATTGTAACAAAATTGCCGATGATTCCGATTAGAGAGCATAGTATGTGCTTCATTTTTTTCTCACCTCATTTTTAATAATTACGTTGCAAATGGATCTTATCGTAGTTTTTTTAATATCTATGTTTTTTTATTTTATTGAACCATTTAATAAAAATTGGTTTTTTTACTATTTTTTTATTAATTCTTTTTTTAATTGTCATTTACTTTTACTTAGACAAAGATATGGTAAATTGGGGAAATTATAATGATCACTTAATAATATAGTGATTTAAGTGGTAAAGCCAATGCTAGCGATTTTGTGTATGTTATGGGTTTTACTGGTGACGCAAATACACTTAAACAAAAAGGCCTTGGGCTTTACAGAAATTCTACTGGCTGCACAAATTGTGATGCGGATGCAATGATGGCTACATTTTTTGTCCACCCCGATGTTGGTATGCAAATATTGATTAACAGCATCTATGAGTTTAAATGGCGTAGATATTGGTACGGTACTTGGTCAAATTGGGTCAAATGATCATTTGTTAATATATCTTTTTCCAGGCGCCAGGTGTTGACAATCCCCAGTGAGGCCTTATGTATATTTCGCCACCGGTTACCTTGAACTGTATCAATACCCAATTCATTTTTAAGTTAAAATATGCAGTAGAGTTATCCACTGTCCAACCTCCAATTTTAGAGAGGTTGGCGTCCGAATAATCAACAATCGTATTGATTGGAAGTAATAGCGAATCTTGTTTTAAAGTCATATTGCTATTTGTGTTTGTTAAATCACTATTTAATTGAGTATACAGATCATGCAACGTCTTCCCATACCTTGCATCCAAAGCATACCCCGCAGCCGTGGTTTGTCCATTATTCACCAATTTCCCAACAGTAATTACCCCAGTTTTAAAATCATTAAAATCCTGAATAAACTTTTTTTACCTTCCCAAGAAACGCTTTCGGTGTCTCCCCTTCAGAAGGAACCGGAAATTCAGTCGTTATGTTTTCAAGCGAACCTATCTTCGTACCAGAAATATCACCTCCGGAAGCCGAAACCTTAGCATTCCAACTATTTTTCTCCGTATCCGTCACAAAACGGTGAGCCGCATCCTGAGCAGCGTCCGATGCCAGTCCGGAAAATGCTATATTTTTCATCTCTGAAAACCATTTTTGCACTTTTCCATGAGTAACCGATAATTTTTCTCCTGATTCGATATTATCACGCAAAATTTCCTTGCTGAACTCAGTAACTACATCCGAAGCGTTCCCATTACTGTCTAGCTTTCGCTCATTCACTTCCGTCAGCGTTTCATCTAAAATATCCATAGCCTCATTGTATTCTGATATATCATAAAAATCTTCTTCGCTCGGCTTCGGAAGTTTATAATTCTTTGTTTCATTCCCCATTGATAAGCACCTCATTTCTTATATGCCTGTGGCTCCAGGCTCTTAATTGTTTGTGAGTAAATTTACAAAGCAGACTGTGTTGATTATAAAGGAGGTCCAAATCAATGACCATATTGCAAGGCACAAATTCCTCCAGCATTTCCTTCACTTCATATAAACTCCTTTTACTTTTTAACGCCACCCGAATTGTAATAACCTTTCTCGGATCAATTCCCAGCGTATAACCATCTTCTCCGCACAAAACAGACAGTTTTTGCTTTAACGTAATCTTTGTATACGGAATCATACGGTTCCATTTTGACAACACCTTAAAACGTCTATCAGCCAGCGTATCCTCAGCTAACGGTGAAATATGCAGCATTCTTTCAAACCGCTTGATACTTTTAATATCAGAACTTAAAATGAACTGATTGTCAAATATACTCTCTGTTTCATCTTCCAACCGATGTATCTCCGGTTGGATCACCTCCTGTACGGTCCTCATTTCTTCATATTCCTTAAGAAAGTCAGGAATATATGACAGTAAATTAACTTCTCGAATCAATTTCAATCCCCCCATATATTGGAATCTGGCACTTATTTAATTCCAGATTTTCTATTGATCCATTTATACGTGTATTACTAATATCATAAATGCCCTGAATTTCCAGAATTCTTGCCTCCAGTTGTGAGATTCTTATAATACACCCGTGATCTCCAAGTCCTTCCCATGAGGCTCTTAGTTCTCCTAAATAAGTATCAACCGTATTCCCTATCTGCTCCTGTAAAACCTCATAGGAATAGTTGTTATCAAGCTCCAGAGTACTTTTAATCTGTATCCTCACTTCCTCAACTGTATCCACGGTTACAATATGGTCAATCGGTGCAAGACCATCTCCGCTTCCACTTTGTACCGGATCAATTGTTTCCTGAACTGTTTGTACTAGAAGATCGGAAGCCTTGTTAAAGTTGGAATCCAGTATTGTCAATTTAACGGTAGAACCGCCATTCCATGCCCTAGTGATTTTCGTTGCTCCAACTCCTGGAATACCATTTGTTTTATCCATGTAATCCTTTCGGTTACCGCTAAAAGATTTTTCATGAAAAGAATCAAAATAAGCTTTTCGTAACACTTCCGTTGCCTCATCATCTTCTCCCGGAATTAGCAGCTCCGTCATTTCTATAGTTGTTAGTCCTGGAATATTCAATACCGGAATCAAACGGCCAAGCTGGTGATTCCCACTTGTCCCAGCGGTTTCACATGTAACCTGATAGGCCCCTCCGCCCATGCTGCCCGAAATCGCATAATTGTTAAGCCCTAGACGAAAGCGGTCGCCTATTGAAATCACGGCTGTTTCAGGAGTGGCAACCGCTTTTAAAACCGCCCTGGTCGCCTTTTTAGGCTGCATCCCCCGCTCTGCGGCCCTGCGAATCAGATTTTCCCTGGATGCAGTGTCTGCAAAAGTCTCGTTTAATATTGTATCAAACTCTATGTACATGATCTGCATTTCTGCCGCTGCTGCTGTCAGCGCCGTATAAATTAAGGATCCCTCCCGTCTATCTAATCCCTGGGGAACTCTATCCAACATCCGCCTCAAAATAACTTCATACGTCATATTCTCATACATTAAATACTCACCTCCTTTTCCATCATAATTTCCCCATAAGTGGTATGAACCATAAACCTTACATGAAGGATCTTCCCATTACCTTCAAAGGAAAATGTATCAACACTCTGAATCCTGTCATCCTGCTGCAATGCTTCTTTGATTCTTTTTTTGATCTTTGCTTTTACCAGCCCTGTTGACTTCCCAAATAAGCCATTAAACTCCACACCATAATTCCAGCTATAAATGAGCCAGTCGAACCGTTCTGTATTAAGAATACAAAAAAACTGCTTGCTTTACCGCCTCCAAACCATCTACCGTTCCGATTACCCGCTTTCTTTCCGTATCCAGCCGAAAGGTCTTTGAAGGCATCTGTACCACCTTAAAATCCTGTTCTAAAATATTACCTGTCACCGGAAGCATGGCAACACCCCCTTTCCTACCATGTGCCTATTACCACGTATTGTTGACCGCCCCTCTTCTGAAGCAAAAGAACCTTTTGACCAGTTTTTAATCCATTTTTTACGGTTACAGTCACTTCTCCGACCCCAGGAATATTCATCACTTCCCCATGATCTGTAAACTGCTTCGGCAAAATAACCTGGGATTTGGATAGGATCGTTTTCTGGTCAATTTGTATTTCAACGGGATTTTCCTTTATTACAGTCCCCGGAATCACGTCACATGGATCTCCTGCCTCAACCGCCTGAATAACGATCCGCTTTATATTTTCAATCCATTCTACATCAGCCACTGACTTTCGCCCCCCTCAATGTCAAATCCATAGTATGTACCCCCTCGTCAATTTTATGGGTTGCAGACTCGATTACCAGATAATTTTTTATTCCCTCATCCTTTATATCAAGGAATACCGGAATCAGGCAGCCTGCCCGTACCCGGATATCTCCAAAGGCATCCTTGATGGTCAGAGTCCTGGATGGGCGGTTATACAAAGTCAGATATGTTTCCGCTATGGCCTGGCCGTCTGCTCCTTTATCAATGGACTCGTCTTTCTGGAGAATCCCCCATTTATTGATATTTTCTGTGTGCTTTGTCATATAGATTTCTCTTTGCTTTGTATCACTGTTGTCACAATACAGTTTGATCTGGTTGTAAGTATCGCTGTCAATGCTGACTTATAGTCATAATCCTGCGCTGTCTTGTCATCAATCATGATGTCAAGCTTCATGTTCTCCATATTTTTCAGGGTGAGCTTTCCCGCATCATCATAAAATGTAAACAGGTTTTTCGTATGTATCATTGCAAGATCCAGATTGTTTAAAATAATATCAAACAGCGTTTTATCCTTTTCCTTTCTGGAAATCCTGTCTCCCGTATCCTCTAATTCCCCCGTTTTCAAATGATAATCCCTGGCTATCATCTGGATTACCTCTCCGGCGGTTAAATCCGTGTAATTATAAGTCTCCTTATTTTTTTAAATATCTAAGCTGATCGTAAGCAGTGACCTTCATTTCTCCATCGCTGCTCCAGCTACGCTCAAAAATAAATCCAAAGAAAACAGGTTTCCCAGCCACATCCAGACGGAGGGCATTGCCCTCCTCAATCTGGAGTCGTTTGTCCGGGATCAGGGTAAAAGAACACTTTCCTGGCTGTCCTCTGCGTTGTGTTTCCCAGGTAATAGCTCCTTTCACTACCGGCTCATATACGGTCTGACCGTTCTGGATATATAAATGTGCTTCCATTTTCTACCTCCTATGGCATAGTGAGAACCTGTCCTGGATAAATAACATTGGGATTTGTTATTTTGTCCCGGTTCAGATTATGAATTTCCTGCCACCGGCCCCCGTTGCCAAGCTGTTTTTTTTGCTATGGACCATAGACAGTCTCCTTTTGCAACCGTATAGTTCTTTACTGGCGGCGGTTCCCCCTGGCGTTCCCCATCCTGCTGCCCAGACTCTATTTCCTGCTTCTCCTCAACAATGGTAAAATTCATTATTTTAGTTCCATAACTTTTATATTCCTTCATTGTGAGGGAGACGATAAGATCAAGTCCCTCACTTACGTCATCTGTGACCTTATAATCTTCCAGAGTTACATCCATGCTGGTATCAAAAAGGCTGTTACCTCCCATCCCTTGCCGGATAACCGTAAATTCAAAGGGGCTTTGGCCCTCCTTTAAATCCTGAAGTCTTTCCAGAAAATCCTCCGCACTGTCAATACTTCCATCCCAGACCGTACTGGGGTAATCCATTTGTGGAATAATTACATCAATGCTTATTTCGGCGAGGCCAAAGGATTTGACCAAATTGATCTCTTCTCCGTTTATCAGGTTTGCCGTCTTGTTCTGCCCGTTATACTTGACAGGGATCTTTTCCGGAGGCAGAGGAAGAAGCATATCGTCAATATAAACTTCATATGCCATTAAAAATTCACTCCTTCCGCAGCCGAAGCAAGAATTTCGCTGGTAGCATCACCAAGCCTTCGATTCAGTTCATCATAATCAGTCATATTCTTTATGGTGTTGTTGTTATTTACATCTACCTTCAGTTCCGCCAGTGTAAAGCGGTTAATGATTTCCTGCTCTGCGGCATCCCGCATATATTTCAGCTCCTCATCCATGATATCCATTGAGTCTGCCATAGCTGCCGTATTCATGGCAGTATCACCGGTACTCTGGGCAATGCTGTCGGCCGCATCCGACGGATTAAAACCCGAATTTTGATTATGCCTGCCAAATGTTTCTTTAAAGTCTTCAAATCTTTTCTTTGCAGTATCTTCTGCTCTGTCCGCACCTGCATACGCTTTTTGGGCAGAATCTTTTAACCCAAACCGATTCAGGTCAATCCCGAAATCGGCAAGCGTCTTATCCATATCCAATTTGTCAGCCTTAACTTCATACGTTCCATTTCCATACTTCTCAGCAAGCTCATCGGCAATGCCTGACAAACCATCCCGCCAACCTTTTATAGTGTCTTCCATATGAGAACCAGAAATAAAATCCAAGGCTTTTGCTATTTTTTGTATAATATTAAGTACTCCATCTGCCAGATCTGCAAATAAATATATGATTGATGATACCGGATCGTTAAACAGGTTCCCAAAAAAGTTTGCAAAAGCAATCCAGCCGTTGTAAAAATACTCAATGATACCAAAACCAATTTCTAATATTCCCATTAAGTTATTAGCAATATATGCTCCTGCAACTGCAAACGCTGCGCATATCAACCCAGTAGCACTGTAAGACGTTCCGGCAAATTTATTAACAGCTGCTACACCTGCATAAAAGAGTGCTACTAAAATAATGATCAACATGATAATCCAGGTAAGAGGACATTCCGCAAATGCTGTATTCAGACCTTTTTGTGCTATTGTCATTGCCTTAGTTGCTACTGCACCAGTAAAATCACAAATTGTTTTCAATGTTGAAGTAGAATTATAAACAAGCAAAGCGGCTATAATCCCCCATAAAATAGGTTCAACGATAGACCAATAATCTGTGATGGTACTTCCTACAGCTCCGGCAACAGCGCCGATAGAACCAAAAATCCCATTGGCTTCTCCTATATTCCCCTGTAATCCTGCAGTAAAATCATTTAATTTTTCTGTTATACTTTCTACAAGACCGGACATGGGACCCGCTAGCCCCATATTGACCGTCTTAGCCAAAGAACTCAGCGCGCTGGCTGCATCGTTGTATTTCACATTATTTAATTCTTCCAGGTGTTCCGTTGACAGCGTTACAGATCCATCCAAGTTGGACAATGCCATAATTCCTTTACTGCCAAGCTCTCCCCAAGCGCTGCCAAACAGCTTCATTCCTGCTATATTTCTATTGACAGGATCTTCCATACTGCTTAAAGCGGCGATGGTCTGCTGGAATGCCTGCTTTGCCGTATCACCGCCGCTTCCGAATGCTTCTGTCATCTTAGCAGCGTCAAGCCCTAAAGCAGAAAAACCATCCTGAGCGTCCTTTCCTCCGCCAACAGCCCTTGATGAAAATTCCTTTACAGCCTCACCTAAAGTGCTGACTGAGACTTCTCCATTCTGTGCCCCATTGATCAGCATATTAAACATATCTGCCCCACCAAGGCCCAGGTTTTGAAACTGGGAAGAATATTCATTAATCGTATCCAGCAGTTCCCCGTTTTTATCAAGCCCGGCCTGAGTTGCTTGTACGATTAAGTCCAATGACTGAGCACCAGTTGCTCCAAACTGCTCCTGCAGCTCTCCGGCACTACGGATACTGTCTGTCAGGCTGTAGCCAAAGGTATCTTCAAGGAGTAATCCTGCTCTTGTAAGCTGCTCCAGGCTATTCCCCGTTTGACCAGTCATCTGATGAACCGAAGACAAACTCTTTGCTGCATCATCCAGACTGCCGCTTATGTTATCGACGTATAAATTTTCAGCACTTTGCTTTGTCATATCCAGATCCTGACCTTGCATTCCGGTCCTGGACTGTATGAGATTCCCGCTGCTTTTATATCATTTGCCTGGTTGAATATATCCATAGGGCTGGTGTTGATTCCCATCTTACCTAAACCAGATAATGCCTTATCCCAGAGTTCTTTCATTTTCTGGATTTTTTTCCTTGCCATCATCTATGGTTTTATTTAATTTTTTTCTGCTGTTCCTTGGCCTCCACGATTACTTCCGTAACCTGTTCAAACTGAATACCCATACTATGGATATCCGTTACAGCAGCCTGCATTCCTGGCAAACCGGTAAAATTGCCTGCAGCCATCTGGAATCTTCGAAAGGACTCGCTTGTAATATTGATTGAATGATTGATTCTCGTCAACACGGAGGAGGCTCCATCCTGAAGCTGTATTGAATTTTGTATTGTTGCCATACGCTTTTCCCTCCTTTCCTTTTTGGAAGAACACCCTGAAAGGTGCTCTTCCATTCTTCTATCTTTTCCCTGCAGCCTTCGCCTTTTGCGCCTCTTTCTTATCATTTTCCAGCTTAAGCTGTACCGCTGCCATAACAAACGCCCGTTCATACCGGTCCAGGCTCAAAAACTCATGAGGCCATTTGTGGAGCTTGTGGAGGCAATAGTAAGCAATGTTTGCTTCCATATCACCTCCTTCTATCAGTTTTTTTGCGTCTTCAATCTGCTCTTCCAGAGTGATATCAAACCCATTTACCTGCTGAATGCGCTCCAGATAACCTGCGTATTCACCGGCAGTCAGCATGGCCTTTAAAAGCCCGTCTGCCCCCATGACATGATAGGAATCCTGCAATTCCTTGTCATTTAAATTGGGATAGACAGTACATTCCGCTGCCAGTTTCCCAAGATAAAGGTTATAATCCGTTTCCTGGGTATACTGCCCCTTTTTTCCGGTTACCTGTACCCGTTTCGTACTCTCTTTTCTCAGGGCTTCATCTTCCTTAGAAGTAATAGCTTTAACCTCCCACTCAACCGGCTTTTTGTCCGGACCTAAAAAAACGTTTGGAAGCAACAAACTTTTCATGCTCCGCCTTAACTGCGTTTTGGCTTAAAAAAACAACTTAAATCTCCCATGTCCTTTTATCTCCTTCTTCTTTTACTGCATTCCCGCAAGGTTGCTGAATCTTTCCGGCATTTCCCAGCTTTCAAATGTAAATTCAAATTCATCTTCCAGATATTCCCCTGTTGCATCAAATTTGGTGATAATTCCTCCATTTAAGTTGCAATCTTTTAAAATTACAGTCTGGCGGCCTACCCTGGAAGCAGGATCCTCATTGGTTACCTGGATATCAAAATAAATATCCTTTCCAGTCTGCTGGAACTTGTATAAGATATCCCGGAAAATGCTTGTATTGTAATGGAAAGTAGCTGATCCACTTCCCTTCATTCCCACGGTCTTATTTCCCTTCATGGCCCGTCCCAGAATCGGGATCTCTGATTTCACCTTTTCAATCTTTGCCTCCAGGTTCAGTGCCTGCATAAAATTGTAGCGTTCATTTTCAATTGTGATAAAACACTCTGCTTTTGTGGCGCTGATCGCGTCCCATGCATCCATTGTAATATTACTCATATTTTCTTACCCCTTTCTTATGATACAACCACTGTCATGTATAAAATGCTCATGGAATTAATCGGCTTCACTGGAAAATTCACTACGACAGACCGCTTGCCCTGTCCCTTTTCCACGGTAACTTCTTCTGAATTTACAGCTTCAATGGCCCTTAACACAGCCAGCTGTTTTCCATATGTAACAATGTCATTCCAAAGGCTTACACGTCCCCCATCATCGTTTGAGATTTTGCCCAGATAACGTGTATGGAAGAGAGATGCAATATCATTTCCAATCTGGTCCAGAACGCGGACCGTCTGATTGTTGGAGAAATCTTCTCCTTTTTCCTCTGTATAAGTAACCAATGTGTTACTGTCAGTCAGAACCCGGATTTCACTTCCTACCTTGTGAAGCATGAGCTTGCCGGCCTTGATGGCATCAGTAAGCTGAGCCTGGGTATAGGAAGTCTTAACGGTATACTCGCCGTCGTAAACCTTATTTTCAATGGTCTTGTTGACCGTACAAGCCGCTTCTGCACCGGCAGTCCAATACACAAGCCCTGTAGCTGATTCCTCTGCATCATTCTCCACGGAAATAACTCCCTCGTAATCAGCCTTGGAATACTGGTGTAGTACTGTCTGGAACTTGACGCCAGCCTCATCTCTCATGCGTTTTGTAAATGCTGTAAACAAAGCCTTCACCTTATCGTCTGCAGAAGGGCAGCAAAGAATCTGGAAGGAGGAATTCTCCACCTTTTCCAGGAACTCTGTGTAGTCCTCTCCTGTCACATCAGAGCCATTGGTGCCTCCTGTAAATGGAAGCCCTGCCGTTTCTGCAAGCGCAGCATCCTTTTTAAATGTCACATAGCTGTTGTCCTTCAGTTCTGCTGCCTCTGTGATAGTCTGGCAGTCAACTTCTCTTCCGGCAAACAGTGTTTTTACATCAAATTTTAAAGGATCATCCACGTTTTTAGAAATAACGGTCATCAGACTGTTTCCCCGAATGCCGGAGTACCTTGCCGTACCGTAATCATTGGCCCCATGTGCCCTGTATTTAAGCGGTAAAAAAATACCTTTCGTCATATTTCTGAAAAGCTCTCTTACTGGAAGCATCGCTGCATCATCCATTGCATAGCCAAAAATTTCTTTACACCTTTTTGGAAAATCCTCTGCGGTAACCTCGAACACTTCCTTCTCCGGTCCCCATTCAAGAACCATGGGGATTGCCGCAACTCCCCGGCTTCCCATTGCAGCACCAGTTGAAGCGGTACTGACAAAATTGATATATGCACCAGGAAATACCTTGTTTTGAATTGTAAAATTTCCTCCACCTAACATACTTTCACCCTTCCTTTCATAAATTGATTCATAATTTCTTCTGCTTCTGTTACTGAGTATACTTTTCCATCGTCAAGCAAAGCGCTTAATAAGTCCCTTTGATTGCGACACCTTTCTGAAAGAATCAGCTGATCCTTTGTGTAGCGTGCAACGGAAATCCCGCCCGTTTCTTTCATGCTTTTTTTTGCCACAATAACACCTCTTTCACTTTATTTTTATGTCTTCCATGGACTCCTGCGGCTCTTCAGTTTTTAAAATATGAACCTGGTAATCTACCAGGAAGTTTAAAGCAGCCTCCTCATATTTTCCTTTTCTGCTGCTGCCTCTTATTAAGCAGCCATCTTCCAGAGTAATGTATTCCAGCTTGTCCATAAGAACATCCAGAACAAGATTCCTGTCCTTTAGCCGCTGTTCTGAATCCTGACAGTAATATTTCACATACACGCTCACACTGCGGAAATAACGCTGACCGTTTACAGGTTTTTCTGATGTTTCTAAGAACCCGACCTCAAAATAGGGTTCAGCAATTCCCTCCCCCAAGGGAAATGTACTGATCCTGGCCTCCGGAAAAAGCTCTTTTAGCCTTTTCAGGACCCCCTCCATGATTTCGTTATACATTTAATCCTCCTTTCATATGGCTCCAGCCCTTTCTTTCAGCGACATCCGTTTCTCACACCGGCCATATTGCTTCTGTGTAGGACTCCTCACCTTCCCAATCCCTCCTTTTCATAAAGTACTCCTTTCCCCACCGCACATTGTAGTCATTACGTCTACATCGTCAGCAAAAAAAATTTCGTCCTTCTTCTTCAGTGATGTAATCTTAAGCAACCGGCACAGCTCCTTGATCTCCCCTGCCTTAAACTGGTTCTCATTGTTTATCTTCCGCCAAAAACCATAGCTGGACAGACCTAGTTCTGCTGCGATCCACCTCTTTTTCAGCCCGGACTTTTTGATTACATCATTTAGCCGAACCGTATCCGTCATACTTTGCCCCTTTTTTTGTAGTCATATTGTCTACATTGGTTATCATACTCCAATGTATCATATTTGTCAACAGCATTTTGAATTTTTGTTGAATATTTTTCTACACCGTGATATAATGCTTATATGGAGGTGATCCTATGGAAATTGGGCAGATCATTAAAAGAAGGCGGGAGGAGCTTGGAATCTCCCAGGAAGAGCTGGCGCAGAAGGCAGGCTATAAATCCCGTTCTTCCATTAATAAAATCGAGGTAGACGGAAGAGGGCTTCCCCAGTCAAAGATCATAGCAATCGCCAATGCTCTAAAAACAACGCCAGCTTATCTCATGGGCTGGGAGAGCGATACAGATTCTGCATTTGACTATGTAAGCGGCTGTTTCGGGAAATTTGCCGGAGAAATGCTTGAGAATTTTCATCGTTTAAATGAGAAAGGGCAGAAGGAAGCCTTAAAACGTGTCAGGGAAATGGTTCATATCCCCGAATACGCAAAAGACCACAACCCGGTTAAGATTTTAAATACTGACAGAAAAGCTTACCTGGACCCGGTGGCAGCCCATGAGCGGACCGACATTCAGGTGACAGAAGAAATGAAACAGCATGATGATGCCTTTTTTGATGAATAAAAAGAACTCATTGAGGTGATTTATTTGAACTATGAATCTTTATTAGAAGAAGCGGATTCCCATGGGATCATTATAAAGGAACGGCCGCTGATCGCCAATGACGGAAGGATAAGGGGCACCCAGATACTGATCCGCCAGGATATGACGGACTGCCAGAAAGCATGTGTTCTGGCGGAAGAGCTGGGACATTACCATACCACCACCGGCAACATTCTGGATCAGTCTCAAGTATCAAACCAGAAGCAGGAACGCACTGCCCGTCTATGGGCCTATAATAAAATGATAACCTTAGAAAGGCTGGTGGCGGCAAAGGAAGCCGGCTGCCGGAACGGATACGAGGTCGCCGAGCATTTAAACGTAACCGAGGAATTTTTACTGGAGGCCTTAAACTGCTATCAGGCCAAGTATGGAAAAGGCCTGCAAAAAGATAATTACCTGATCCTTTTTGAACCTTTTAACATTTATAAGCTGGTGGATTAAACTTTTTTGTCCTGTCTTTTATTCTGACACATATACTATCCAGAGGTGATGTATTTATGCAACCCTGTGAACTGGTGATGTTCGTGTCTTCTCTGGCCTGCTGCATTGCTGAGGACCGGTCCTCGGATGAGCTGGCTCTGCTTGGGGCTATTTTCTCCCAGCTTGGAGATTCTCTGGCAACCATTGCGGCGCAGCAGGACTTGTGTTGCGATTTAAATGAGAAAAAAGATACCAGCTAA